GAAGAAGATGAGTATGAGGTCTTAGACCCTATCTCAGGTTATTAACCTAAGGAATAAACAATATGGATGAGATCGGTAAAGACAGTCCCTTTGAGGAACCTACAGAGGCTGAGAGAGAACTTACCTCTTGGATTGTAGATCACACTGAACGGTGGCGTGATCATCGTGATGCTAACTATATGAGTGCTTGGGAGGAGTACGAGCGTATCTTCCGAGGTCAATGGGCTGCTGAGGATAAGCAACGTGAGAGTGAGCGTAGTCGTATCATCTCTCCAGCTTCTCAGCAAGCTGTGGAGACTCGTCACGCTGAGATCATGGAAGCTATCTTTGGTCAAGGTGAATTCTTTGACATCACAGATGACGTTAAGGATGTAGATGGTAATCCTCTAGATGTTGAACAGATTAAAGTTCAATTGCATGAGGACTTCAAGCGAGACAAGATTAAGAAAGCTATTGACCAGATTGAGTTGATGGCTGAGATTTATGGTACAGGTATTGGTGAGATCATTGTCAAGACTGAGAAGGAGTACATCCCAGCTACTCAAGCAATTCCCGGTGTGGCTGGTGCTGCAGCTATCGGAGTTCAAGAGAAGGATCGTATTGCAGTTAAGATCAAGCCTGTCAATCCTAAGAACTTCCTCATTGATCCTAATGCTGATTCCGTTGATGATGCTCTGGGCGTTGCTATCGAGAAGTACGTTTCCATTCATAAGGTGGTGGCAGGTATTGAGAGTGGGATTTACAAGAAGGTAGACATTACACCTCAGTATGATGACTCAAGCTTAGAAGCTACACAGGATTTACGTAACTTTGAAGATGACAAGGTTAAACTTCTGACTTACTACGGTTTGGTTCCTAAAGAGTACCTGACTGAAGGTGAAGAGGAAGAGTACGAAGAGATCTTCTCAGAAGGTTCAGTAGCTGATGAGCACTGTAACCTTGTAGAAGCTATTGTCGTTATTGCTAATGACTCAGTACTCTTGAAGGCTGAAGCTAATCCTTACATGATGAAGGATCGTCCAGTTGTAGCTTACCAAGATGATACAGTTCCCGGTCGCTTCTGGGGTCGTGGTACAATGGAGAAGGCTTTCAATATGCAGAAGGCCATTGATGGTCAACTGCGTGCTCAGATGGACTCAATGGCTTTGACTACAGCACCTATGATTGCCATGGATGCAACTCGTCTGCCTCGTGGTGCTAAGTTCGAGATTAAGCCCGGTAAGGCTATCCTAACTAATGGTTCACCTTCTGAGATCTTGTATCCCTTCAAGTTCGGTCAGACTGATGGTAGCTCAGCTGTAGCAGCGCAGAACTTTGAGCGTATGCTCTTGCAAGCTACAGGCACAGTGGACAGCGCAGGTATGCCATCTAACGTACCTCGTGATGCAGGTGCAGGTGGTATGTCTATGGCTATGGCAGGTATCATCAAGAAGTACAAACGTACCTTGAGTAACTTCCAAGAAGACTTCATGATCCCGTTCATTAACAAAGCTGCCTTCCGTTATATGCAGTTTGACAGTGAGCGTTATCCATCAGTTGACATGACATTCATTCCTACAGCTACTTTGGGTATCTTGGCACGAGAGTTTGAACAACAACAGATGATTGGCTTGTTGCAGACCTTAGGCCCTAACACACCTGTACTGCCATTGATCCTTAAAGGTATCTTGCAGAACAGTTCCTTGTCTAACCGTGGTGAGTTGATGGAAGCTTTACAGCAGATGTCTCAGCCTAACCCACAAGCTCAAGAGGCTGCACAGGCTCAACAGATGGCTCAGATGCAACTTGCACAGGCTCAGGTGGCAGATCTCCAGTCTAAGGCTCAGAAACAACAAGCTGAGGCTCAGAAGACCATGATTGAAGCTCAGATGATCCCTGAAGAGCATCGAGTTAAGGTTGTTCAAGCTGCTGCAACTAACCTTGACAATGGTGATGACTTCGAGAAGCGCTTGAAACTGGCTGACATGATGCTAAAAGAGAAGCAAGTTAACCTGAAAGCTGCTGATATTGCCTCAAATGAGCGTATTGCAAGCCTTCAGATGATGACTAAGCGCCAAAAGCAGTAAATAGTTAACAAAAAGCTTGACAAAGTGTTGTTTTTATGCTACAATAACACTATAGTTTAAGTATTCAATGGAGGGATAAGCCAAATGGCCCCTGATTTACAACGTTATTACGAAGAAACCTTTAATACGATGAGTACTAAGGGTTGGGGCTTCTTAATTGAAGACTTTGAAGAGATTAAGGCTAGTTTAAACGACCTATCTACTGTCACGGACACACAAACACTTTATTTCCGTAAAGGACAGCTAGATATTCTTGAATTAGTTTTAGGGCGTAAGGCTGTGTGTGAGAAGGTATATGAGGAACTGCAGGGATGAAAAGACTGTATGACTTCATATGTCCTAACAAGCACATAACTGAATCGCTAGTTGATAGTGATCATACCACAGCTAAATGTAAGGTATGTAGTAAGGACGCTATCAGGGTTGTATCCTCCCCAAGGATAAAGCTGGACGGTTGCTCAGGCCACTTTCCTTCAGCTTCCGACAGGTGGGTACAAGTACGGGCTGAAAAGCTCAAACAAGAAAAGAAGCAGAACGCATCACACGTTGGTGACTAACTCTGAATTCAATTATAACACTCCTAGAACCCGTATAGGGCAGGACGAAAGGTAGGTATGGCTCTCATTGAGAATGAAGAACTGGGTACAAGTGAATTAGACGCAGTAGAAGAACAGCAACAGGCTCGAAACACACCTGTTGAAACACCTAAAGATGATACTCCTAAAGTTCCCGACAAGTATCGGGGTAAAAGCTTAGAAGACATCGTGACAATGCACCAAGAGGCTGAAAAGCTAATTGGTAGGCAAGCTCAAGAAGTAGGTGAAGTTCGACGACTGGCAGATGAACTTATTAAACAGCAACTCTCCACTAAACAAGCGACACAGCCACCAGTAGTAGAGAATGAGATAGACTTCTTTGAAGATCCTAAGTTAGCGATTCAAAAAGCAGTAGCTAATCATCCTGATGTAGTAGCAGCTAAGCAAGCTTCAGCACAACTTCGACAGATTCAGACACAAGCAATGCTCAATAAGAAGCATCCTGACTTTGCAGCAGTTGTAGGTGACGCTGAGTTTCAAGAGTGGGTTCGCTCATCTCCTATGCGACTCAATATTTATGCAATGGCTGATGCTAATTATGATTTTAATGCTGCAGATGAATTGATTACCACATTCAAGCAGATCCGAACATCTAAGACACAACAAACTACAGATGCAGGTAATGCTGTACGCAAGCAAAACTTGACAGCAGCAGCAGTTGATGTTGGAGGTACTGGGGAATCATCTAAGAAGACATATCGTCGTGCCGACCTTATCCGGCTACGTATGACAGATCCCGATCGTTATTCAGCTTTAGAGGCAGACATTATGGCTGCTTACGCTGAAGGACGAGTACGGTAACAAACTTTTAAATTAATTAAATTCTTAGGAGAATTATAAATGCCTTTAGGTACAGCTCACGTAACGACCACAACCGCAGCAACGTTTATTCCAGAGATTTGGAGTGACGAGATTATTGCAACATACAAGAAGAACTTGGTGTTGGCAAACTTGGTTAAGAAGATGAACTTCAAGGGTAAGAAAGGTGACGTAGTTCACATTCCAGCCCCTACCCGTGGCAATGCTTCAGTTAAAGCAGCTTCAACTCAGGTGACACTGATTGCAGCTACTGAGTCTGAAGTCACTGTCGCTATTGATCAACACTATGAATATAGTCGCTTGATTGAGGACATCGTCGAAGCTCAAGCTTTGGCTTCACTGCGTAACTTCTACACTGAAGATGCTGGCTATGCTCTGGCTCGTCAAGTGGATACATCCATTGTTCAGATTGGACGTTTCGTTCAAGGTGGCGGTGGTACAGCTGCTTACTCAGGTGCTTTCTCAGGTGCTGACGGTACTACAGCTTATGTTGCTGGTGCTAACACTGGCTTGGGTGCTTTGACTGATGCAGCGATTCGTCGTAGCATTCAGCGTTTGGACGATCAGGACATTCCTATGGACGGTCGCTTCTTGATCATTCCACCTTCAAGCCGTAACACTCTGATGGGCTTGGCTCGTTACACTGAACAAGCCTTCGTTGGTGAGTCCGGTGGCAACAACACCATCCGTAATGGTGAAATTGGTAACTTGTACGGTACTCCCGTATTCGTGACTTCTAACGCTGACACAACATCTGGCTCGACTGCTTGCCGAGTTGCACTGATGGGTCATAAAGACTTCGCAGTGTTCGTTGAGCAACAAGGTGTTCGTGCACAGACTCAGTACAAACAAGAGTACCTCGGTACATTGTTCACAGCTGACACTCTGTATGGCGTAAAAGAGTTGCGTGACAACGCAGCAGTTGCTTTGGCAGTTCCAGCCTAAGTAGCATAAGGGTTCCCACTGTAATAGGTGGGAGCCTTTTTAATGTATTACTTTTTAGTACATCAGAAAGGTACACACATATCATGAAATTTAAATGCAAAGCTACAAGTCTTGTCTACAACTTTGAGTATGAGGTTGATATTATGGCAATGATGAAACATCCTGACTACGAGCCTATGGAAGAGGTTGTAGCTGAAGAGACTCCTGTAGAAGAGACTAAACCAGTTAAAACCTCAAGTAAGAAATCTAAGGTAGTTAAAGATGAAGCCAGTATCGACGGGGCATAACCTAACAGCTGGCTCTAAGACTACTGTATACACAGTACCTACAGGCTACTACGCTAAGTGGAACCTTTGTTTTATCTCAAATCACACAGGTAACAACAAGACTGTAAGTGTTTGGTGGTATGACTCAAGTGCTGGTAATGAGATTACAGTTATTGATGCTTATCTGTTAGCAGCTACACAGTATCTCAGGTTTGACGGTGGTGCATATGTTGTCTTGGAAGAGGGTGATCAGGTAAGGATTACAACTGAGGCTCTATCAGCTATGTCAGCTACCAACACGTTTGAACTATATAGAAAAGGCGAGTAATCATGGCTTTATCAGCTGCAATGCAGTGGGCTTTGGCTAATGGTATGTCAGAAGCTGATGTGTATCAAAACATCAATGACTTCTTGGCATCTAATCCAACTGCAGCTCAAACACAAGCTCAGATGGCTCAGTTTGGTATTTCACCTGAAGATGTAGCTGCTGCAACAGGTGGTAAGTCAGGTGGAATGCTCAGTGGTAACATCATGGCAGGTGCAAGCTGGAATAGTACAAACACAGCTTTGCAGGATTCTCTTACTAAAGCTACAGGTCAACAAACATCTAACTACGCTGTAGGCGGTTCTACAACTACTGACACTCTTAACCAACTTAATACATTCTTAGCAGGTGGTGGTCAGTTTGATCCTAATGCTACAGTTTACTTACAAGCTGGTGGTGTTGACTTTATTCAAGGTGTAGATAAAGGTGTTGTTAAAGACAACCTGAACCAGATCGTACAGACTCTTGGTAGTCAAGGTGTTAATGTTGTCTTGACTGGCTCACCTTATGCTACGTCTGTGCAAGATGTTATTGATAATAAGTTTAACCCTGCAGTAGATCAGATCTATAAAGATGTTGCTAAAGCTAACTCTAATGTTGCTTTGGTTAACACTCAAGGTGAGATCCTTCAGAATAAGAACTTGTTAGTTGATGCCTTACACACCAATGCTGAAGGCACAGCTATCTACAATCAGTCAGTTATTGACGCTTTATCTCAATTTAAGAATGAAGTACCACCTAGCACACCTCAAGCAATTGCTCAGACACAAAGGACAGGAGCTATACCTACAGCTCGGGGAACTGTCATTGAAGGCGATAATATTGATGAACAAATTGCTGGCATTCCCCAAGTCGTTTACGAAACAAAAGTAGATCCTAACAACCCAGCTAACTGGCAGACTGTAAACCCTAAGACTGGTGAAGTCATTGATTCAGGTACGTTTGCAGGTGGTGGCGATCGTGGTTTGTTAGCTGCTGCAGCTCCTGTGATTGGCCTTGCAGCCTCCACTGTGGGTTTACCGGGTATTACAGGCTTGTTAGGTAACTTAACAGGTGCTACAGGTTCAACATTAGCAGGTCTTACAGGTGCTACCATTGGTGGTGGTACTACAGCTATTGCAGGTGGAACTACAGAGGATATTCTTAAAGGTGCTCTGTTAGCTGGTGGTGTTTCTTACGGTAGTTCTTTGCTTGATAACTATCTAGCTACAGGTTCTATTGCAGATCCCGGCATTACAGAAAGACAACTAGCTATTGCAGATGCTAAGCAGTTAGCTGATCAAGGTTTGTCTCAGAGTCAGATTGCTGATGTGTTAGGTTCTAGTGGCTATAACGAAGTCATGGTAGATAGTGCTATTAAAGCTGCTACCAAAGGACTTACACCCACTACAGTCCCAACTTCAACAGCTACAGATGTTGTTAACGTAACAGGTACAGCAGCTCCAGCTATTAACACAGGTGGTCTGTTAAGTAGCTTAGTAACAACTCCTGCTGCAGTATCAACACCAGCAGTTACCGATGCAGGTACAGTTAAGGTTACAGGTACATCTACACCTCAGCAGGTTGATCAAGCTGTATTGAACTTGGTTAACAGTCAGTTAGCTTCTAATGTATCTACTCCAGCTAATTTAGCTAATGTACAGGTTACAGGTACAGCTGATAAAGGTATGATGTCTAATGCTGATACTACATCAGCTATTCTGAATACTCTTACAGGTTTACCTACAACACCAGCTACTACTACAACCACAAATAATTTAGCTAATGTACAAGTTACAGCTCCTACAACACCTGTAACTAATCAAGATGTAGCTACTATTGTTAGTTCTTTGATTCCTACAGCTACTCCAGCTCAGTCTGCAGCTATTGCTGAACAGGTGATTACAAGTAGTAATCCTAAGACACCTCAAGAAGCTGTTAATGCTGTAGTTGCAACTTTAACACCTGCTGTAGTTACTCCAGCTGCTACAACTCCTACAGTAACTGTAACAGCCCCTAAAACAACACCAACATTGTCTGATGTTGTAACTCCTATCACAGCTGCTTTACCAACTGTAACAACTCCTACAACAGTTACAACACAGCCTGTAGTACCTGAGCAGACAATCACAGCTCAGAAGCCTACAACTATTAATGATGTTGTAACAGCTGCAGCTATACCTTTGATTCAACCTTCAACTCCTTTAGAAGTTACTCCAGTTACCTCTAATAAGACTAATGAGCTAGGTTTAACTGATGCTCAGATGCTTAACTTACTTAAAGGTGGTATTGGTTTGTTAGGTGGTTTAGGAGGTGCTGCAGCGTTGACTAACACAGGTGGTACAGGTGTGAACACTGCAGGATTACCTACACAGCAACCTCCAATGTACACAGATGATTATTTCACTAAGGTACAGCAAAACTATAACCAACTTCTTCCAGCAGTTCCCCGTGATGTCGCATCGCCATTACGTGACTGGTATCTTTCACAATACGGAGCTTAAATGACTACGATCATTACAAAGAACAGCAGTACAGCATCTGCAGTCCCTGCTGCAGGTGACTTAGTAGCTGGTGAGTTAGCTGTTAACACAGCAGATAAGAAACTATACACTAAGAGTGGTAGTACAGTTGTTAAGGTAGTAGGCTCTCTTGGTAATCAAGAAGCTAACGCTGTGGACATCACAGGTGGTACTATTGTAGGTATGAGTGCTCCATCTGTATCGTCAGGTGTAGCTAATAAAGGCTACGTAGATGGCTTGATCTCATCAGGTGCAGCCAATGCAGATGCTGCAGCAGCTTCAGCTATCTTGGCTAATGATTGGGCTACTAAGACATCAGGTGCTGTAGCTGGTGGTGAGTTCTCAGCTAAGTATCACGCTCAAGCTGCATCTACAAGTGCTTCAGCAGCATCTACCAGTGCCTCTAACGCTTCAACAAGTGCCTCCAACGCTGCATCAGCTCAGACAGCTGCTGAGGCTGCTCGTGATGCTACACTGACAGCTTACGATAACTTTGATGATCGTTACTTGGGTGCTAAGTCATCAGATCCTTCAGTAGATAATGACGGTAATGCTCTAGTAGCTGGTACTTTGTACTTCAATACTGTCTCTGAGGCTATGAAGTTGTACACAGGCTCAGCTTGGGTTATTGCTTATGTCTCAGGTGGTTCTTACTTAGCTGTAGCTAATAACTTGTCAGATCTTGCAAGTGCATCTACAGCCCGTACTAACTTAGGTGTGGCTATTGGTACTAACGTACAAGCTTATAATGCTAATACAGCTGTTACCAATGCAGCTCAAACCTTTACAGCTACTCAAACATTCTCAGGTACATCTTCATCTACAGCCATTGTCTTGAACGATGCGGCAGAGGTGGCAACAGTATCAGCAACAGCGGCTACTGGAACGATTAACTACGACATTACAACTCAGTCTGTCTTGTACTACACAAGTAACGCAAGTGCTAACTGGACTGTTAACTTCAGAGGCTCTAGCGGTACTTCATTGAATACTTTGATGAGTACTGGTCAATCCATGACTGTAGCTTTCTTGGTTACTCAAGGCTCTACAGCTTACTACAATAACGTAGTTCAAGTTGATGGCACTACATCAGGTGTTACGACTAGGTGGTTAGGTGGTGCGCCTACTGCGGGTAATGCTAGTGGTATCGATTCCCACCGCTACACAATTATCAAAACTGCGAACGCTACATTCACAGTCTTGGCAAGCAACACACAATTTAAGGCTTAATACTATGCCGTTACAAGCTACGAGTGGGGCTGCAAGCTACGATGGGTTTGGCGGTGGTGTTGTTGCCGAGCCAAATTATATAGAGTCGGTGTTCAGCACATACCTCTACACAGGAAACGGCTCTACACAGACCATCACCAATGGCATTGATTTATCTACAAAGGGTGGGTTGGTTTGGGCTAAACCAAGAAGTTCAGCTACAAGCCATTGCTGGATTGATACGGCACGAGGCACAGGAAAAATAATTTATTCGGATGCAACTGCGGCCCAATCAACTGATGCAAATGCGCTGACTGCTTTTAATACTACTGGGTATTCAATGGGTGGTTCTGGACAGACAAATAGCTCAGGAGTCACTTACGCCTCATGGACATTCCGCAAGCAGCCAAAGTTTTTTGACATTGTGACTTTTACTTCTGATGGAACAAATACTCAACAAATCAGTCATTCGTTAGCTTCTGTTCCTGGATGTATTATTTTAAAGCGCACAAATAGTACAGGAAATTGGATTGTGTGGCATCGTGGTGATGGAACTACAGACCGATACACATTTTCATTAAATAATACTTCTGCTGCAAATTCATCTGGAAGTACATTTGTAGCTACAGGAAAAATAAGTTCAACTATATTTACTCCTAATTATTTAGAAGACTACCTTGGAAACAAACCAGTAAGCGGTGGTACTTATGTCGCCTACGTCTTCGCCCATAACGCAGGAGGCTTTGGTCTGACTGGTACAGACAATGTGATTTCGTGTGGAAGCATGACAGGAACTGCATCAAATCAAACGATAAGTCTTGGGTATGAGCCGCAATTCATTCTTTACAAGCGCACAAATACAACAGGCGACTGGCAAATTGCAGACACCATGCGCGGATGGCTTACTGGTGCAGAAGCGCCAAAACTACAACCAAACCTATCATCAGCAGAAGGGTCTGCTTCAAATGTAAGTACATTTAAGCCAACTGCAAGTGGCATGGAAATGATGAATAACGCCAATGGCGAAACATTCATCTACATCGCCATCCGCCGTGGTCCGATGAAAGTGCCTACGAGTGGGACGAGTGTGTTTAGTCCTATTACTTACGCAGGGACAAGTGCAAACGCAACAATTTCATCATCTGTTAGACCTGATGTTGTTATTTCAAAATATAGGTCTGGTAGTGCTGGGGCTGGTGAAGCTGCATGGTTTGATAGGCTTAGAGGCCCAAACAAGTTTTTAGGTAGTAACGGAACTTTGGTTGAAAATACAGTAAACACCGACACATTATTAGCGTTTTTA